ATAAGCAAAACAAAAATCTGCCATGTCTTTTGATATAGCATTTCTTAATATACTATATTTATTTTTTTGAAACGCCGATTTTTTTAATGACATTTTTTCCTTTCAGTTGCATTTTAGATTTTATAAAATTATCTATAAAATTTGGTTTATTTTTTAAGGGACTAGATTCTAATAAAGTTTTAATAATTGCTTTTTTCATATCTTTATTTTGCATTTAACACACTCTTTGGTATAGCTTGACAGTTCCAATGTATAAACCTAAAAGGTTCATAACCCATATCTACCACGTATTGATGTGGCATGTAAGATGGAAAAAACATTAGTCTGCCTGGTTTAACTTGATAACTTATTTGAGATGTTGCATGTGTAATTTTTGATTTATCTTTTTCTGGTAATAGGTTCATTACATTACCTGGTCTTGGATCTTCAAACAAAGGCAAAGACGTAGCTTCGCTTGCTTTTAAAAAGTAAAAACCTGACATATGTCCATTCCAATGTGTATGTAATGTGTGATGTCCTCCACCTTGTTTAGCAAATTCTTGCACCCACATTTCTGTAATAAATATTGAGTAATTTGTTAAATCAAAACCCATTTCAATTAATAAATTATTTGATGTTGCACCAATATAATCTTGTAGTTCTTTAAATTTAGGATCACCTATTAAAGATGTTGAATGAAATACATGACCCATATCACCCTTGTTGCCAAATCTTTTATTACGTTTATCTATTGATTCTTGTAAATTTTTTTGTGATTGTTTTATATATTTATCAGATGCTTTGTTTAATTTTTTTACAAACTTAGGTTCATCTGCCCACCATATAGGTGATGCAAAATATTGTTCTAAGTTTAATTGTTTTGGAAAACTCATTTATAAGGCCACCCTAAGTTCCATATTACTAAACTATGTCTCTTACCTTTTTTAACTGGACATACTCTGTGCCAAACAAAACCAGGAAACACAACCAAAGACCCTTTGGGTAATATTTCTTTACACTTAACAGGTTTTCTAGGTTTATCTGGATCTAAGTTTCTAAAATCAAATTCTAGTTCACCGCCACTATATTCTTTTGGATCTGATAGTGTAACTGTTACAGATAGTTTTCTTATTTTACCGTTTGATGGATCATTGCCTTCTCGCATATACGGTCTGTCCCAACCATCACAATGCCAATCATAAAATTGACCTTTAGTATATTTTGTAAACTGACAAGACTCACTAAAGTCCCATTGAAAATTCCAACCTGCATTTGCATTTGCTTGATGAACATATGGTTGTATTTCTCTATATATCCATCTATCATTCATCCAAACAATGTCAGAATTTCTTTTCTTTTTTAAATCTTTTGTTTGTTTTGCATTTAATTTTTGATCACCGTATCCACCAGTCACTGCCATTTGATCTTGTAGTTGTTTTCCATAACGAACAATGTCATCACAAATACGTTCTGGAATTGCTGATTGAAAATACCAATAGTAATTTGTAAGATTCATATTCTTTCTTTTACCACCATAAAAATAATATATTAAATTATCTAGAAACTGTCAATGTGCCAGAAGCAGTAAACTTAGCTATCTTATCTCCACCTGGATGCGTTGATCCTGTAAATGCACAACAAGGACTACCTGCAAATGTTAATGCACTTGGTCCTCTAATGACAACAATACCTGAACCACCATTTCCACCACCTAAAGGTGCTGATGCTACAGCTCTACCACCACCTCCACCGCCAGTATTTGCAGTTCCACTTACAGCACCTTGATTAGTTGGGTGAGGACTATTTCCTGCTCTTCCACCTTTTCCTCCACCTCCTGCACCTCCTGATCCAGCACAAGCACAGTTTGAATAAGTAAAACCTCCACCACCACCAGCATAAGATGTATCTGGCCCTAAAATTGTATTAGGTGCTCCAGCACCTCCATTTCCTCCATCAGAACCATAATTGTCTGGCCCTGCATCACTTCCGTTAGCAGTAGCACCACCGCCTCCGCCACCAGCATATCCACTTGGACCTGAACCATCTCCACCATTATTACCTTGAGGTGGGTCTGTTGGGGGTGTATTACCAGCAGCACCTGTATTAGATGAAGCTCCTCCACCACCAGATCCACCAGTATGAGCTGCTGTAGGGGCATTACCACTACCACCTGCACCACCTCCTGCTGATGTAATCGTGCTTGAAAAAGCTATTGATGAATCAGCTCCATTTGTTGCATTGTAACAAGAAGTTCCGCCACCACCAACTGTAATTGTATATGTTCCTGTTGTTTCAGATCCTAATGCTGATCCTTGTAATGGACTAGGTCCGTAACCAGTAGCTCTGTAACCACCAGCACCACCTCCGCCACCATTACTAGCTGCGTGACCACCTCCGCCACCACCACCAGCGACTATTAAATAATTTAAACTAGCATTTAAAAGCTTAGTTCCATCAGGCCATGTTCCTTGTTTAATTGCACTAAATTGACTTCTTAAATTCCATACACCACTTGCTTTGTTTAATTCTTTTACTATAACTATACCAGAGCCACCATTTGCACCACTACGAGCAGTAGGATCTCCACCACCAGCTCCACCACCTCCACCAGTGTTACCTGTTCCAGCACTTCCATTACTATCTCCACCACCAGCTCCACCACCTCCAGTTCCACCAGGTCCACCTTTTCCTGAATCTTGTCCACCACCACCACCTCCACCTGCATATACTCCACAGTTAGGTGCTCCTGAATAACAACCACTTAAATTTAATCCTGCTCCACCAGCACCACCTGGTTCTCCAGGTGAAGGGGCATCTGCACCAGCTGCACTAGCACCACCTCCACCGCCACCGCCATAATTTGGCCCTTGATGAATTCCATCTCCACCATCGTTTCCTTGAGGAGGAGTTGTTGGGGGAGTATTACCTGATGCACCAGCTTTTGCTCCTGAACCTGGTCCCCATGCTCCTCCACCACCAGAACCGCCAGAAGTTGCATTTCTACAAGCTCCTGCATCTGTTGTACTTCCTCTACCACCACCATCAGAGGTATAAGTAGTACAATTAATAACTATTGAAGAATCAACACCTGCTGCTCCTGAATTTCCTGGACCTGGATTACCAGCTCCTCCACCACCAACAACTACTGCTCCTAAAGCTGTATTTCCAGATACAGGTAATTCTAAATTTCTTAAACCGCCAGCTCCACCGCCACCACCTCCGCCACCATTACCAGGAGGGCCAGAACTTCCACCACCTCCACCTCCACCAACTATTAAAGTTTTAATTAATCTTGTTGCTGGTTGTGTAGTAACAGCACTAGGTGTGCTTGAAGTTCTAACGGTTTGAGTACACTTCCCGAAAGAAGTTACGTTTCTTTTACCAATAAGTCCACCATTAGATCTGGCCATTTGAGTCTCCTACTCGGACACCCAAGCTGAGCCATTCCAATTATAGACTGTTTTTGGATCTGAAGTGTCGTTTGATTTAGTTGCTTCCCAACCTGTATTGTTGTTAGCATTATATTTTGTTTCGTTCCAATTAATTTGATAAAACCACGAGGGTGTATCCTCACCATCATCAGTTACTGATGGATATGTTATTGGCGCTTGCCAATCGTCACTTGAATCTAAAGCCCATGATTTATAAGGTTGTGGTACTAAAAATTTATTTTTAGTTGCATTGTAAACATAACCTATACCTGCATATTGTTTTCTAAAATTATTATTGTAAGAAGTTTGTTTCCATGTGCCACCACCAAAAAAATTTACACACCATGTTTCACCATCAACATGCTCGTCTGAAGGTACACAATCATTTCCTACAACCACCACTCTTTTTACAACTAAATGTGTGTCAGATGTAAAACCTGTTGGATCTGTTTTTGATTCTAATTCTGCAAAATGTGCCATATTATATTCTCCTTAAAAGTTAAGTTATATTATTTATGTTCTATAAAGTCAATGTCCCTGATCCTGTAAATTTAACTATAGTATCATCTCCTGAAGTAGATACACAAGAAACGCATCCAGGTGCTGCTGCAAAACATGCAGGTTTATTAGCTGTTGCTAGTCTTAATACTACAATTCCTGAACCACCAGCTCCACCAGTACCTGCAGGCTCTTTTGAACCTCCACCGCCACCGCCAGTGTTAACAGTGCCCGCTGTTCCATTACCAGAATTACTTCCTGCTCCTCCACCACCAGAACCACCAGAACCACCAGAGCCTCCTGGAGCTGAACCACCACCTCCACCACCAGCAAAAGTTGTGGGTGATGCTGTAATACAATTAGTTGTGCCTGCTCCTCCTGCTCCACCTCCACTAGATGATCCATTTGATCCTGCTGCACTAGCTCCACCACCGCCACCGCCACCAAAACCACCTGGTGAATTATTTCCAGTTCCACCATTATTTCCTTGAGAAGGACTTGTTGGTTGAACATTTCCTGATCCACCTGATGTAGTGGCCATTCCACCACCTCCTGATCCACCTGGTGCACCAGTTCTACCTCCACAACCAGATCCACCACCTCCGCCAGATGCAAATATAGCTCCAACAGATGAGTTAGATCCAGAGTTTTCTGAACCAGTACTAGAGTTACCTGATCCACCAGCACCAATTGTAATAGCATTTGGTCCTGGGCTTAAAACTAATTTTGTTCCTCCTGGAAAGGATGTTCTAAATCCTCCAGCTCCACCTCCACCAGCTCTTTGTGCTCCACCTGCTCCACCACCAGCAACTACTAAATAATCAAATGCTGTACCACATTCTATATCTCTTACATTTAATGTTGCAGATGCTTTAAATTGTGCAATATATGTTGTTCCATCAGGAGAAGTTACGGGTGCATTTGGCACACTTGATGTATCTAAATAAACATCTCCGCCTCCTGCTACACTTGCAATAACTATTCCTGGACCACCTGCATTTCCAATACCACCGCCAGCTCCTCCACCGCCACCACCACCAGTGTTAGTTCCTCCTGCTCCTGCAGCAGTAGGGTTAGAAGCACTTCCAGTGCCACCACCTCCAGCACCAGCATTTCCAGCAGTACCACCGCTATCGGCTCCACCTGCACCTCCGCCAGCATATGTTGTAGCACATGCTTGAACTAAAATATTATTAGGTGCTCCAGCTCCACCATTACCACCAGTGTTTCCAGAAGCAGCACTTCCAGCAGCAGTTGCTCCACCACCGCCACCGCCAGCTTCTGTTGAACCATTTCCACCATTATTTCCTTGATCTGGGTCTGTTTCAGGAGTATTACCTGCTCCTCCAGAACCACTACCAGTACCACCACCACCTGATCCACCTGTTTGCCCAGCTCCAGAAGGAGCAATATTTCCAAAACCACCTCCTGTAGAAGTAATTGTTGAAAATATAGAATTTGATCCTCTACATCCAACTGAACTACTTGGATAAGGAGCTTGTGCTGCTCCACCTCCAACTGTAATTGGGTAACTTCCTAAACTTAAACTTAATGCTGACCCCCTTAATGGACTTGGTCCAAAACCTGATGCACGATAACCTCCTGCACCTCCTCCACCACCTCTTCTACTACCACCAGCTCCTCCACCAGCGACTACCATGTAATCTATAGAAGCTGTTCTATTTATCCAAGTGTTATTACTAATGTTGTCAAAGTGATCATGAATATTCCATACTGCAGATGCACATTTTGGAGTTGATTCTGAAATTACTACTATACCTGAACCTCCAGCTCCTCCACCAGCTCCAGATCCACCACCTCCTCCAGTGTTACCTGTTCCAGCAGTTCCTGCATTATCTGGACCTAAACCTGTGTCTCCACCAGCACCACCACCTCCAGCTCCTCCAGCTCCAGCTGTTGGAGCATTATCTTGTCCGCCACCTCCTCCACCACCAGCGTAAGTTACCGAACTTCCTGTAATATCATTTGCTGTTCCAGCACCACCATCTCCAGCACAATTGCAATTTCCATCTCCGCCTGCAGCACTAGCTCCACCTCCACCTCCACCTTTTCCATTAGGTGCATTTCCACCTGGATTACCTTGGGATGGACTTGTAGGAGGTGTGTTACCTGCTCCTCTAGTAGAAGTAGATTCTCCACTTCCACCACCAGAACCTCCTGCCTTTCCTGCTCTAAGACTCTCAGATGGTGCAGCCATACCACCGCCACCGCCACCCGTTGATGTCATGATACCTGTTATAACAGAATCATTTCCACAACCTGCTTGAGTGTTTGGTGCAGCACCTGCTGTTCCACCTCCACCAACTGTGACAGTTATTGAACCGCTAGGCATAGTAACACAAGTAGCTGTACGATAACCACCAGCACCGCCACCGCCACCTTGTCCATTTCCTCCACCGCCACCACCAGCAACTACCATTATTTCTGGTACTGTTGATGTACAGTTTTTCTTTTGAAAAGTTCCTGATGATGTAAATGATGTGACTTTAGTAGATGATGTGCATACTACTTTGTTTGGTCCAATTATACCGCCATTTCTGCCCGCCATAATTTAAACCTCCTACGCGTCGTCTAGTTCTTCATACGATATGAAATAAGTTAAATCACTGTTAGCGCTTGCTGTAACAGCTAATTGATCTGTTTCGTCTAAATAGATTGGATTTTCTAAAAAACTTAATGTTGCATCTGCTGGAACAGAAATTGTGCTTGCAATTTTAACATAGTTAGAACCGTTATCGACACTAACTTCTAGTGTTATGTCTGCTGCATTTGTTCCATCAATGTTAGCAATAAGTATTGTATTTATTTTTGCAACTTTATCAGCAGATACATCGACTGCAACTGCTCTTGAAGTAGTTACTGCTCCTGTTGCATTTTTAGCATTAATTGTTGCTACGTTTACTATATTTGGTGTTGCCATATTATTCTCCTTTTATCCGAATACGATTGCCATTGCAATAGCTTTTCCAACCGATGCAAAATTAGCGTTGGAATTGATATATGTTGTTAAATCTGATGCTGCAACTTGAACCATAGTTCCGTTATCATTGACCACGAATCTGTCTGCATCTACTAAAGTTGTAGAAGTAGCTGATGTTCCACCATCTACAATATTAAGCTCTGCTGCTGTAGAATCTACAGCTGCTAATTTGGTTAAGTCTGCTTGTACCAGTCCAGAAACACCATCGAGCAAATTAAGCTCTGCTGCTGTAGATGTTACTGCTGTTGAGTTTAAAACTAATTTACCATCACCTATTGTAACTTTGTCATTAAATGCAGCAGATCCGGCATCAGACATATCTAAAGTTAAAGCTGTAATAGCAGAACCATTATCATCACCTTTAAATATAATATCTTTATCTTGGACACTTGCAGTGATTACTGCATCACTCGAACTATTACTAATATCAAGAATTGAAGTTCCGCCAGATTTAAATGTTACATTATTGCCAGCTGCATCTAATATAATATCAGCTGCAGCA